GGTTGGATACCTGGGCAAAGTTCCGTGCCCGGGCGGCGAGGGTGGCCTTGCTCGGGTCGAAGCCCTCGTAATCCTGCCGGCCTACAAGCTTCCACAGGAACTCGATGAGGGTGGATTTACCGGAGCCCGCCTCACCGACGATCTCAATGAACGGGAAGCTCTTGTGTTCCTTCCGGATCTGCTCGGCGAACAGGCTGCCCAGCCAGTAGGCCAGGGCAATCACACCTTTCGGGCCGAAACACTCGGCCAGATCCCGGGCCCATCCGCGTTGGTAGTCGCCTCGATCTTTATTGATGGAGAGAGAAACCGACTCGGAGAGCGTCTTCACGCTCATGCGGCCGATGTCGTAGTAGTCCTCGTTGTTGAGCTCGTGGATCTGTCCGGCGTGCACGGCTAGTTCCGGGAACACCCAAGTCTCGTGCTCTTTGCTGTAGCCGATGAAATCGATGGTCTCAACGGTTTTGATGCCGCTGATCTGCTGTTTCAGCAGACGGTCCAGCTGCTGGCTCGAGCCGGTCCACACGGCACCGGGGGCGATACCCAGCAGGCGCTTTTTGAACTCGCTGGCGCTGGCCAGCTGGCCACCGCTGAAGGTGTTCTTCACGGGCCGGCCGTCGTGGGGGAAGTCCACGCGGTAGTAGTACCAGGACTCGTCCGTGACTTTGTTGGCCAGGTAGTACAGGGCGGTGGGGTAGCAGTTGGCGATTTCCACCACGGCGTTGCATTGTTCCAGGGCCCGGTCGACCATCTGGCGGTCTGTCAGCGGCTCGTCGCTGTCCTCCAGGTCCCGCATGGCCCTGTGGAATTCCTCCATGTTCAACTTGAACCAGAACAGCCGGTTGTTGAAACCGAACGGGAATTCATTGCGCCCGGTGTGGCTATACATCCGGTTCGCTTTTTCCTGGGCGCTGCGGGCAATCACCAGGTCGCCCTGGTACAGAAACTCCTTGGTGGTGGGCTCGCCGTCCTCGTTGATCAGCTCGCAGCGCTGCCAGGCATCGTTCCAGTCGCGCTTGTGCTTGCCTTCCTGGGGGATAACAGCGGCGCCAACCTTCCAGCCCTGTGACCGGGCGATGTTGGCGAACTTGCGGATGTAGCGAACGCCGGCTTCGTCGCCGTCCATGGCCCAGATCAGGCGGGGCAGTTCCTCGCCGGCTTCCTCCCGGGCCTTCTGCAGTTCGGCCAGGAAGGTATCCGGGTAGTTGTTGCAGCTGAAGGCAGCCACAGCAGCGATACCGGCGTGGTATAACGCGGTAGCATCGAAGATGCCTTCCACGATCCAGAGCTCTTTGCCCTGAGCCAGATCCAGCCCGGGCGGTACCCAGGCCAGGCCCTTGGTTTTACTGCCGTAGTTGAAATGTGCCTTTTTCTTGCCGAAGCGGTGTGGTTTGTCGATCAGCCGCTCCCAGTAGTCGCCCCGATCGTTGATCTTGAAGCGAACAGTGGCGGAACCGATATTCCGGTCTCGGTCCCAGTATTGCTCCTGGGTGTACCAGCCCCGGACTTTGGCCAGATCAAAGCCACGGCCATGCACCATGTAGGCGTCCGCCACTTCGGTACCGGTTTCCTTTTCGCCAGGCTTGCGATCCTGGCGGCCGTAGCGCTCCGTCCAGCTGTCGAACAGATCCGGGAACAGCTCCTTGACGTGGTGCTGCTCGCCGCACTTGCTCTCGCGGCCACACTTCACCATCCATGGGGTCTCGGTTCCCACGAAGGCCTCGCGCTTTCCGCATGAAGGGCAGCGTAGGCGGCGGAGGAATGAGCCCCGTTCTACTCCGTCAAAGTCGCTCTGGAGCCGGTACAGGATGTCGGCCCGTAGTTGGTCTTGCATTCGGAGCGCTCCGGATCAGGCGGGGAGATGGATTGCTGTGGCCTGGTCCCTGAGCTTCAGCAGCTCCTGAACCGAGAAGATGCTGGTGCGGCCAGACTGGTCGTGAACCACCACCGTGTTGCCGGTAGTGAGACTCACGTCGACATAGGCCTTCGGCTGTTTGGTGCCTTCCAGATCGTGCCAGGCACGAATAACCAGCAGGGACGCCCGGCGGCGGGAGCACTGGTATTCCTCCATCAGGCTATCGACGGTCATTTCGATGCATTCCCGGGCATCTGTGCTGCCTTTGCGAAGGGCCAGAAGCTGGGAATAGGCGGCGTCAGTCATGCTTTGGGCTACTGCGTTCATCGCGTTGCGTCCTTCTTTTTAGGTGAGTACTTCTCGTAGGCCAGCTCCATTTCCTGCTGGCATTGCTCGCGGACTTCTGGAGCGAGGGGGATCTGGCGGACATTGCCGTCTGGGTCGAGAGACAGCCGATCGGTATGGGTGAGGAACACCACGCCTTTGTATCCGCAGTGGTCCGCGTCCTGGCAGAACACGTAAAGCTGCCGCTGTGCCGAGATCATCTGCACGCTGGTGCGAACTCGGCAGACACCGGCGCAGTGGGGGCAGAGTATCCGGAGGAAGTTGTTCCGGACTCCGGACTGGAGCCGCTGCTGGTTTTCAGCATCTGGGGTGCTCGGGTTCTTGGCCTGCAGCACCGGCCCATAGGAGACCTCCACGGAGCCGCGGTATCCGCATTCGATGTTGCGGCACTGAACGAAGGCATCTTTGCCCTTCTGCTGGATCGCCCTGCTGGACTGGATCGAACAGGATTCGCCGCAAGCCGGGCAGCCGATGGTCAGGTAATTGCGGGTTATCTGGTTGAGCTTCACTTTCTGGGGCCTCCTACGGCATGAAGCGCCCGGTTTCTGCCGGTCAACTTCAGGCTGGCTCCTCGCATGCGTTGTTTGATCAGCCACTCTGCGGCCTGATCCATGGTTTCCAGGCCCTGCTGTTTTCGAATGGTGTCCAGCAGTTCGGCCTGTTGGTCCGTCAGTTCCAGGGTGATTTCCGGCATCGTTTGAGGACCTCAAATGGTGCGAATGTGGGCCTCGGAAAGTGGCGCACCACCGGCCATGCTTGGAGACGTGGGCAGAAGTGCCGCCTCAGCCTGAGCGATCAGCATCTGGCGTAGCAGGCTGGCTCTGTCGGTACCGGTGTAATCCACCAGTGCGTTGATCACGGCGGCCTCGTAGTCGTCCAGATTGAGGCTCACACGGTGTTTGCGGATGCGTTTGGGGTCCTGATACATGCGGCTACTCCTTCAGTGCTTCAGGCAGACGTTTTGCGCTGGTAGTCATTCAGGCCTTGCAGAAAGAAGATGCGGGCCTGGGATGCCAGGGAACGGCCTTCCGCCAGGGCGGCCTGCTCCAGGGCGGAACGTTCTTCCGTGAGAAGGCGAAGCGCGATCGGCTTCGCAGTTAAAACACCGACGGGTGCGCGGTGGCTGGGACTGGGTTTTTTTGCACCTTGCATGGTGTATCCTCTGTGTAACGCTGAATTACACAGAAGGATAAACGCCATTTGGATAAACAATCAACCAAATGACGGATGAAATTTAACTATGGAAAACTATCTGACTGATAAAAGTCTTTTGGCTGAACGTATATTAAGCCGAATGAAAAGTGTTCTTGGTGTCACGATGGACAAGGATGTCGCGGCATATTTCGATATTAAGCAGGCAAGTGTTCATAACTGGCGCAAGCGAGGGACGGTTCCATACGATCAGTGTGTCCAGCTCGCTATGGATAAAGGTATTAGTCTCGATTGGCTGATTATTGGCCGAGACTCAGACGGTCAGGTTGACAGTTTTCCAGTCGCTCAAGATGTTGAGTACACCGAAGTACCGCTTTATGACGTGGAAGCAAGCGCTGGCAATGGCTCCTTCTTCAGTCATGAGCGAGTGATTAGCTACATCAAATTTCGCAATGACTGGCTCGCCCGTGAGGGTCTTCATGCAAAAGACCTGGCTTCTATTCGAGTCTCTGGAGATTCGATGGACGGCACACTTTCTGATGGCGATACAGTCCTGATCGATTGTTCCAGGAAGAAGCCCGATGGTGTTTTTGCTATTCGGATTGGGGATGCACTCCGAATAAAGCGTTTGCAGACCATGGCTGATGGCAGTCTGCGGGTGTCCAGTGATAATGCGCTGTATCAACCTGAAACTATTCATCCGGAGAACTTCGGGAATATTGAGATCGTCGGGCTGTGCTACTGGCGCGCGGGCCGGGTGTTTTGAGGGAAGCTGAGATAAAGGGAGTGGTGCATGGACTTGGCAGTTGTACTGATGTTACTGGCATACATGATTATGAGTTGGCGACTCATTTGCCGGTATACAGTCTCTAAGGGCGGAAAGCGTTGGGTTGGACACGGGCTTGGCGCCATTTTCGGCCCGCTGTTAGGTGTCATTGCAGCTCTTCCAGTTGTTCCTGGTAAGGAAGAACCTGCCACCTTTGTTCATGTGTTGATTGGCTCGTTGATACTGGCTGTTTTCTTCCTGGCTGAATACCGAACAACGCAGACTTGGACCGCACCGGTGAAGCTGAGAACGGCTAAAGCCAGAAAACAAGAGCACAAGACGCAACCCGCAGGCACCGGTACCGAAAAAGAATCTGAGCCGAAGGGTCGGGGGGGACTGACATTCTCGCTGCGTGATACGGCTGAACTTATCCTGGCGGATGATGTTGTTGACCAGCGCGAGGCTGAGCTGCTTTTAAACCTGCTGGATAAGCAGGAAATCCTAGACTTTGATCCCGCCTGCCGGGAACTGCACCAGGTGCTAATCGCCAGCCTGGATGATGGCGTACTGGATAATGAAGAAGCTGAGGAAATAAAAGCGATCCTGAGCGAGATCTGCGATCGGCCGATCGCGCGACCGGCCAAGCCGGAACCAAAGAAAAAATCGTTACCGAAGAAGCCAGCAGCAAAATCGACACATAAACCGAAGCGCTCGAAGGTTGCTTCCAGGCCATCAGTTACCGCTCAGCGAAAACCAGAAGTGGGAGATATTCTGGCGTTCGCATACACAGACTCGAACGGTGATACCTCGGATCGAGAGGTTGAATTCCGCGCCATGACAAAGAAGAACGGCGTGTCTTATCTGAAGGGTATCTGCCAATCGCGGAGAGCGTTCCGGACATTCCGGTCTGATCGCATGGATTTCGTTTGTTTTGCCGATACAGGTGAAACTCTTTTTTAGTGGCGGATCATTTGCAGCGTTATCTCTGTGCGTTCGTCGATCTGCATTCACTGATTAGGGAAGTTAATTCAAATTACAAAGGAGCGTTTTAGTGCCTTCAGCTGTTTCAATTCAATCAGAAGAGCAGTTTTATGAGCTGGTTCAAAATATCGTTAACCAGCAGGTCGATCTTCCGGAATTCAGTGATTGGAAGTTCGAAGGTTGGCCTACCGTATCGATCGTCGTCGATGGGGCAAGATATCACTCCAGTCTGACACCAGGTCTGCTGCAGGGGTTCCTAGATTTCCAGACAGAGTTCTACCGTGCTTATGCTCAAATCAAGTATGGTTCTCCCAATCTGCAACGATTGACCAACGCAGAAAAAAAAGAGCTTGAATTAGTTTTCCAGATTTCCGAAGGATCTTCGGACGGTGAAATTGATATTTCTGACTACATAAACCAAGTTCTTGATAACACATTTGAAGTGGTGAGTAGCATGCCTCCCGAATACCAGCTCGCTGTTGTCATCGCCTTAATTGTCGGTGCATCCGGTACGTACCTGATCTCCAAGGGTATTACTGCGTGGACTGGAAAGGTCGACGCTGACAAGGAAAAACATCGAGAGGAGCAAGAGACTGAACGCCAGAGTAACGCGCTGTCTCAAATGAAGGAGATGGCCATTGAATTGGTAGAAAAAACTGATGCGCCCAGAGCGCAGCGTTTCCTGGAACATAGCAATGAGGCATACCGGTCAGTTGCCAAAAAGGTGCCAGATGCCAGTGAGATTTCGTTCGCCGGTAAAACGCTATCGTCCATGGAAAGAGAATTCCTTACATCCAGCGAAAGTGTGCGGCGCGAAAGGGAAGAAATTGTCAGCGAAGTTATGGTTGATGGCCTGAAAAACGGGGAAGAATATATCAGCATTCAGGTGGTTCGGGTCGACCGGGAAGACAACAGCTTTACAGTGAAGGCTGACAAGAACCTCATCAAAGGGGCAGAAATTGATGCTCTCCTGAAAGCATGGAAAGACCATTCAGCGGTAAAAATCAAGCATCACGCCTTAATGGAGAGTGACGATGTGGTGCACTCTCAGTTCATTAGCGTGCAGGAAGACATCCGACCGGAATCTGAAGCCGCCAACTCTTAGCCTTTCCAGTCAAAATTCATTGAAGCGTCTCCGCTTCTAAACTCGTAACCAGGCCGCCATCACTCAGATTGTGACTGGCCCTGGTTACCACCCATTCCCGCCCGTTGATCTGCCGCTTGAATCCTTCCGCCTGTAGTCGCCACTCCGGCCCAACATCCGGCCTACCTGTGGCCAGCGTTATCGATAGCTCAGCCTCCCCACGGTTTAGCCTGCGTAGCTCTGC